CCTGCGTCTGCCCATCCCTCAATGTTGTCAGACACTAAGAATCTACGCTTACGTTTCTTAACGCCACGTACTTCTGGTAGATTGCGTACATGATGGCGTTGTACTGAATAGCCCACACCCGTACCACCTAACAATAAGAACATTGTCTCGCTAAATGCTTCTATAGCATCAACAGGTAGGTAAGCACAATTAAAAATACGATTAGGGGCAAGCTCAATAGGAGCGCCACCAAATTGTAGAGAACGCATACTCGGCAGAACTCTTTTAGCGTAGACATGCGTATAAGCCTCTTCTATCTCCTTTGCTATCTTAGGGTATTTGCGTAAGTGCATTTCTTTGTTACGAGTAACCAACTCTTCCCAAGTCTCCCTACGCTGTACTTCAGGAATGTACTTAGCGTACTTGCTGAATACAGTTATGTTAGACAGGATTTCGTTACTTGTTTCCACTATTATCTCCTTCTAGTTCGATCAACAGATCAATGTAATGTTTGATTTTTTCTAGGTCTTGTATTCCGTTTTTGTCTCTCCAACGGGAGATGTATTTTACTACATTTCCTTCAATAAAACCTAGATTATTAGCGTGTATATATTGTATAGGCTGTATCTCACCTTTGCTGTAGTGACTACCACCTATTTGCTGATCTAAAGCACTGTAGTACTTATTCCAGTTATCATCTAAGCTCATCGTCAAAAGCTCCTTTATCTATAGATATTTCTAACTTATCGTCAAACCTATCACAAATATCTTGAGTACTTATTTCCAATATTTCACATAGTAGGTCTGGATCGTAGAACTCTACTATGTACTCCACTAATTCTTCTATTGTTCTAGACATAATCTTTACTCCATTTTTTTAATTCTTTTAGTTGGTCAGAGCCGAACCACTTTATACCTTCTTTTTCGCACCAGCCAGCGTTAGTTAGTTTAGAACCTTTACGTAGTTTTTGATGAGGTTTAGACCAAACAAAGACAAGTGTCTTGCCTTCTTCTTGTAACTGTCTGTGTATCGCTTTGTACTTAGCTGTGTCACCACTACGAAAGAATCCTTTTATTTCAATGTATACGTTTCCCTTAACGAAATCGGGAGTATAAATCTTAGGTATCATGTAACTTAACCTTTCTGACTCATACTCCCAACCATTAAGACCCTTTGCTACTTCAGCTTCCAGCTTGCTTCTGTACTTTGGCATCTTTCTTCTTTGTCTCCTTCTTGGTTAAGGCTTGACACATTACTCCAGTGCTTCCGACAAAAGGGCTGCCATGTAACTCCCAGCCATCTTCTAGAAGCCCTTGAACTAGTTCTTCAAAACGCTCTGGTCGGTTTGATTGGATTACGCTGTATAACATCTATTTAATCTCCAGTACTTTTGGTTCGTTCCATATTTCCGTAAAGTAACGAGGGCCGTTACTGTATAAGAAAGTTCTTAGTTTAGGGTAACAAGCCTTTTTATAACCACAGTAAGAACAGCCTGTAGGTAGTTTCATGTTACCACTTTTACCATCGGGAACAGGATCATAACAGGGCTCAGGCATAGTGTCTGAATTGACGACAGCCTTGAGATGTTCTATGCGATCCTGTATTTTTTCTCCTTTGTCCAAGTCTATCATAGACAGTGTTAGGTGTCCATGTTGCTTGTCCATAGCCAGCCAGCCACCTTCTTGTGCATCTAGTGCTGCTCCGTAGCCTTTTAGCTGGTCTACATATCCGAAAGGGTCGTCAAACTCTACTGTATCGTCTTTGAACTTTTTAAATCCAAATGTAGATACACTCTTAACATCTATCAACGTACCGTCTATACAGCAGTCCATAGACCCTTTAACTCCGTTTATCTCCACACGTTCTTGTTCGTGTGTTACTGTGTGTCCTGAAAGACGCACTAGTAGCAACACTAGCTCTTCTATTATGTGTCCGTACAAGAACTTTATAAGTGTAGAGGGCTGTAGTTCTTCGGATTCCGTAGATTGTGCCTTATGCCATATCTGCCTATCTGGTTTACCAATAGCTGACATACGTAAGGCCGTGCTGTCTTTTCTCTCTTCAAAGATACGACTAAATACTAACTCATCCATGTTCTTGCTAAACGTCTGAAAAGCAGAATCTACATCTACACCTTCAGCAGCTTTACCAGTACGTATGAGTTCATAAATATCTTCTACTACTGTATCAACTGTCTTGTTCATAACATCCTCTATGTTTAATGTGTTTCAGACCAATCAGTG